AGAAGAAATCATGCAGGTTCTCAGAGCATCCGGTGTAGATATCAAGTCATCAGAAACAACTGCTGGATTTCAACCACCAGCACAGGTGCCAGTACCTCAGGTAAATTCAACACCTAGCTCACCAGCAGAAACAACCGAAGAAGCAGTTGGAGACAAAACACGTTCTTCAACAGGCGGTACAACCACACAAACTGCAACCGGTCAAGTGCACAAAGCAGGCGCAGGCAATTATGGTGGTGCCAACGACGACGAACTTGATGACGAAAATGATGACGAGGATGAAGACAAGAAAGTGGCAGAAAGCATTGCTGTGCTTCGCAAGATGTCTGGCTTTGCTCCTGTGTCAGAGGGCAAATTTGGAAACAGTGTAGCAGGTGCCAAAGGAGACCCTAGAGTGGTAGGCGATACCATTGACTTTGCGTTGTCAGGAACAGGCAATGCCAAGAGCGGCCGCGGAGACAAGGGATTAAGTACCATGGGTGACAATCCATTGGGTCGCAATGATCGCGATGTTACAGAATCAATTCAACGCGAATTTGCTGAATTTCTCAAAGAGAGCAAGTAAGTGATCAACAGGAAAGCCCCCTTGTGGGGCTTTCTCTTGGCTACATAATAATATGGCAACAGAAGTAAATTTAACCAAACGTGCGCATCAAGTTGAATCTTGGTCGCTTGCAGAAATACAAGAATTGGCGCGGTGTGCCGCGGATCCAGTTTACTTTCTTGAGACCTACGCATATATTCAGCATCCCACCAAAGGTCGTGTCAAGTTTATATTGTTTGACTATCAGCGCGATCTGCTAAAGTGTTATCACGACAACAAATACAGCATCAACATGCTGGGTCGTCAGATGGGTAAAACCACAGTGGCAGCTGGTTACTTGTTGTGGTATGCAATGTTTGTTCAAGATTCAACCATACTGATTGCGGCACACAAGCACACGGGTGCACAAGAAATCATGGGTCGAATTAGATTCATATACGAAAACTTACCAGATCACATTCGCGCAGGTGTTACCAGCTACAACAAAGGGTCGCTGGACTTTGAAAATGGATCACGCATTGTTTCAGCCACAACAACTGAAACAACAGGACGCGGTATGTCACTTACAATCGTGTATCTAGACGAGTTTGCATTTGTGCCGCCTCGCATTGCCAAGGAGTTTTGGACTGCTATCAGCCCAACACTATCAACAGGTGGTAAGTGTATTATCACATCAACTCCCAACCAGGACGATGACCAGTTTGCTCGCATTTGGAAAACAGCTATTCGTACACTGGATGAGTTTGGCAATGATACCGGTGGTGTTGGCCCTAATGGTTTCCGTGCGCTGAAATTTGCCTGGCATCATCATCCTGATCGTGACGAATCCTGGGCAGAAGAAGAACGTAGCAAGATTGGCAACGAACGTTTCTTGCGAGAACATGAATGTGATTTTGTCACAGCAGACGAAACGCTGATCAGTCCTATTAAACTGCAAGTGCTAGAAGGCAGTGAACCCATAATGAAATTGGGACAAGTGCGTTTCTTTGACAAGATTGTTCCACGCATGACCTATGTACTTGGTTGGGATCCTAGCCTGGGCACAGGCGGTGACAATGCCGCTATACAAGTATTTGAGTTGCCAGCCATGAAACAAATAGTTGAATGGCAACACAACAAAACAGACATATCCGGACAGCTACGTAATGTGGTTGAAATATTGACTTATATCAAACAACAGACCAACGACTCTGCTGAAATATACTGGAGTGTGGAAAACAACACACTGGGCGAAGCCGCACTGTTGGCCATACGTGAATACGGAGAAGAACGTATTCCAGGCATGATGATCACAGAAGCAGGCAACAAACGTAGAGGTTTTACCACTGGCAACAAGAACAAGGTGGCAGCCTGTATGAAGCTGAAGTTTTATATTGAAAACAATCGCATGACACTCATGAGTCCAAATCTGGTACGTGAGATAAAAACATTTGTGGCACGAGGTGCAGGCTTTGCTGCCAAAGACGGCGAAACAGATGATCTAGTAATGGCAACCATACTGGTTGTGCGCATAGTGCAACACATGTTGAGTTGGGATCAAAAACTATACAATCAGTTGACAGATCGCACAGAAATTTCGTCAGACACCATAATGCCCATGCCCATTGCATTTTAAGGATAAATAACTCATGAGCATCAGTATACAAAATGTATCTCGTTCGATACTACAAATTATGAGAGGCAATGGCCTAGAAGTTCAAACCTTCTTGGCTTCTCTGCGTCCTACTATCAATACACAAGATGCACGTTGGTTCTATGCCAAAGATCTAGGCATAATGGTTCACCTTACTGACGACAAAAGCAAACCAGAACTTAAAATAATGTTGAGTTCAGGGCTGGACACGGCCAAGATCAAAGACATGTATCTAAGTCTCAGAGAGATGGGCAAAAATTTCAACCTGTTGCCGACAGTGAGAATTTTTGGTAAACACCTTGAACCCAAAGATTTTCAATCACAGGTAGCAAGTTCTCAAGTGATTGAATCAGCATTTGGTTCTACAAAAACAAGCTATCATCCGCAACCGCAGGCCAAGGTAGTACTGCGTCATTCAAAGCCTGTAGCAGAAGAAAAACCAGGTGCACGTAGTCGCAATATCAAGCAGATCTACATTGACAACAATCAAGGCGAACGTTTCCGCTTTGACGTACCTTATCTCACTGCCGCACGTGCAATGGCACGACATGTAAGCGATGGCGGAGCACCATATGACGAAAAAGGTCGAGTGATTTATGACATGGCAGTAGAACGTCAGGATCTTCGTCGACTGGTTTCTTATGCTCGTAAAAATGAGCTCATGGACGGACTGGATGAAGAACTGGGCCTGGCCATGGGACGCATAGACGAAATTGATCGTGCATTGAAACGCTTTCACAGGGTGGGCGGAGACATAGCCAACACTGTGCCAAAAATAGAACCAACTGAAAGTAGCAAGATCAAATTTACTGTACAACAATTTGACGAGTCGTTGTTGCCAGGACTACGTGCCATAGAGCAACAGCGTTTGCGAGTGGCAGAAACATTGCAGGCAAAATTGAAATTGGGCGAGTTTGAAAAGAAAGTTGCTCATTATGACGGTTCCACCAAACAGCTGGCATTTGAACCGCTGAGTGAACTGGATGAAACTACAGAGTTCTTGCTCAAAGCAGGACTGAAAGAATCATATGATTTGGTCATGGTGAGATCTCACCATTTGGCTGAAACACACATGCACAGAATATCACAGGCAATCAAATTGGCGAAGACCAAGTTGGCAGTGCCAGATGATAAATTTAAGATGAGCCTACAAGAAGAAGCAATGGCATCAATTCTTGGCAAGCTCGGCAATCTGGGTGTTTAATTTACCTTTTGGTAAATACACTTGTTGACACACTAGACACAGGCAGTATATACTACACGTGTGCTTTCGCTAGAAGCGACTGCACTCTAGGCACATTTAGGCAGCTTAGGCACAACTTAGGAGAAACAAACTATGGCTTCATTGGCAGAAATTAGGGCTCGACTACAAGAGCAAGAACAAAAGACCGGCAAGTCCGGCGGTGGCGACTCGGCCATTTATCCTTTCTGGAATATCCCAGAAGGCACAACAGCAACAATCCGATTCCTCCCCGATGGTGATGCAAGCAACACATTCTTCTGGCTAGAACGTCAGATGATTCGATTGCCATTCCCGGGTGTCAAAGGCGGCGACGAAGGCCGCGCAATTGGCGTTCAAGTTCCATGTGTGGAAATGTGGGGAGATGCTTGTCCAATTCTAGCAGAGGTTCGTCCATGGTTCAAGGACAAGAGCCTTGAGGATCTTGGTCGCAAGTATTGGAAAAAGCGTTCATACATATTCCAGGGCTTTGTTGTGAGCAATCCTCTCAACGAAGAAAGCGAACCAGAAAATCCAATTCGCAGATTCATCATCAATCCCAGCATCTTCAACATCATCAAGGGTGCATTGATGGATCCAGAGATGGAAAATACTCCAACCGACTACATGAACGGTACGGACTTCCGTCTTATCAAGACCACCAAAGGTCAGTATGCTGACTACTCCACGTCCAACTGGGCACGTAAGGAACGTGGTCTCAACGAGCAAGAACTTGAAGCAGTTTCCAAGCATGGTTTGTTCAACTTGAACGACTTCATGCCCAAGCGTCCCAGCAAGGACGAACTGGTGCTGATCAAGGAAATGTTTGAAGCAAGTGTCAACGGTGAACTGTTTGACCAAGAACGCTGGGGTGCATTCTATCGCTCAGGTGGCGGTGGCAACAGCCCAGCACGTGCGGCTTCAACACCTGATGTTGACGTAGA